CTTTGAATCAATCCTCTTAGAAATGGAGGAAAAATTTCCACCAGTTAACCCACATCCTAAAGAAGAGATAGGAACCATCATGTATAAAGCAGGACAACGCTCAGTCATTGAGTGGTTACAACATAGATTAAAGGAGGAATAACATGGCAAGAAGAGGAGGAGGAAGAAGAGGAGGCCGTCGAGGCGGTCAAGGTAATAAAGGAAGAAGGAGCAGGAGCAAGAAAAGGTCATCGCCGAGTAGGAGTAGGAGTAGTAGTCCTAGAGGTAGAGGAGGGCAAGGTAATAAAGGAAGAAATCAAAGTAGTAGGAGTAAGAAAAGATCTGGTGGTGCAAAACATATCTCCAGAATGAAGAATAGGAGAGGTGGTGGCGGCGGTGGTCGTTCATTTACACCAAGTAGAGATTGGATGAGTTATATTGAACAGATACAAGCTAAAGGTACTGGGTATGATTGGAATACACAATTCCAAAGTCCTACTTTTGATCCTTCAAGCATGCAAACTGTTGGAGATCGTGCTAATATTGATGCTAACCGCATGACAATACAAGGATTCGATTCTGATAGAATAACAGAACGAACTACCAATCCTTACTTATCTTCTGGTTCAGCTAGAGATGATGCAGGATTAGCAGATTTCTGGGCAGCACAAGAGAGAATGAAAGCCCAATCAGAACAACGTCTGAGAGATATTGATACACAACGACTATCTTATAGTGAACTACTCGGTGATTTAGAAACAGAAGGTCAACTATACTCAGGTGAATTAGATAGGATACGACCAGTAGGTGATTACTATAGTAGTGAATTAGCTAGAACACAAGGGTTTGACAAACAATTTACTGATGAGCTGAAACGACTAAGTACATTTGATTCTAGATTTAAATCTGGTATTGAAGAATTAAAAAAAGAGCAAGATGAATATATAAAAGAATACTCAGACCCTTCATGGGCTGATCCTCGTAAAAGTGATACAGGAAAAGCATTCTCATCAACTATAAAAAGTTTAGAAGATCAGTATGCAGCATATAAAACACATACTGGTAATGTACAAAGTAGGGGAGCAGATTTTGGAGCTTATTATGATAAATTAACTTCAGGTCATAGAGATTATCAATCCTATTTAGGAGAGCTGCAATCTAATCAACAATCCTTAAGTGACTACACTAGTCAAATACAAAGTGAACGAAGTCAGTTAGAAGATTATGCTTCAGCATTCTCTGCTGCTAGGCAGCGAAGTGCAGCTGATGCTAAATCATATACTATCAGATCTCAACAAGGTATGGCTACTGATGCAGACCAAGGAGTTCAAGGTATAAGATCAGGTAGTGGGTATACTGCTGCTACAAATATTGATAGAAATAAATCCACTAAAAGGCGATTTAATCGTGACTTTAGAATAGATAGTTTCGGTAATGTAAATCAGCCACAAATAAACGTATAAAAACAATGACAGCAAAATCTAGATATGATTCATTATCCAGTGATCGTTCCCAGTTTCTAAACGAAGCAGAAGAGGCAACAAAACTCACACTACCATACCTAATACGTGGACATGAAGAACATGTAAGAGGTATGAAACAACTCATCACTCCATGGCAAAGTGTTGGTGCTAAAGGTGTCGTAGCACTAGCGAGTAAACTCTCGCTTAGTCTTCTACCACCTCAGACCAGCTTCTTTAAACTACAGTTAGATGAGTCTCAGTTAGGTGAAGAGTTTCCACCAGAAATAAAATCAGAACTAGATTTATCCTTTGCAAAGATAGAGCGTACTATCCTTGATGCTATTGCAGCAACAGACGATAGAGTAGTAATACACCAAGCACTGCAACACTTAGTTGTAGCTGGTAACGCTCTTATCTTTATGGGTAAAGAAGGTTTGAAATTATTTCCTCTCAATCGCTATGTTATAGAACGAGATGGTAACGGACAAGTAATTGAAATAGTTACTAAGGAAAGAATCAATAAAAAATTAATAGAGAAGTATCTACCAGAAGGTGTGGAGTATGATGATAAGACAGACGGAACTGACACTGTAGTAGATGATACTAAGAGTGACAAGAAAGAATGTGATGTCTACACACACGTTAAGAGAGATAACAATAGATTTATATGGCATCAAGAGGTATTCGATAAGATCCTCCCTGGTTCCCAAGGGAAAGCACCAGTCGATTCAACACCATGGCTACCACTACGTTTCAATACAGTAGATGGAGAGAGTTATGGTAGAGGTAGAGTAGGACAATTTATCGGAGATTTGAAATCACTTGAGGCACTGTCCCAGGCACTCGTAGAAGGCTCTGCAGCAGCTGCTAAAGTAGTTTTTGTAGTATCACCCTCTAGCACAACTAAGCCCCAGACACTTGCTTCTGCAGGCAATGGAGCTATCGTTCAAGGACGACCTGATGATATAGGTGTGATACAAGTTGGTAAGACTGCTGATTTCCAGACAGCTTATCAGTTGATGGCGACATTAGAGAAGAGATTGAATGAAGCTTTCCTTATACTAAGTGTAAGAGATAGCGAAAGAACTACAGCACAAGAAGTTCAGATGACACAGATGGAGTTGGAACAACAGCTCGGTGGTCTATTTGGATTACTTACTATAGAGTTCTTAGTACCATACTTAAACCGTAAGCTTAGTGTCTTCCAGAAGACTGGTGAGATACCTAAGATACCTAAAGGAATGGTTAAACCTACTATTGTAGCTGGTATTAATAGCTTAGGTAGAGGTCAAGATGTACAAGCTTTAGGATCTTTCCTACAGACTATTGCACAGACCATGGGACCAGAAGCTATACAGCAATACATTAATCCAGAAGAAGTAGTTAAGAGATTAGCCGCAGCTCAAGGTATAGATGTATTAAATCTAGTCAAGAGTATGCAGGAAGTACAGCAACAAGAACAGCAAGCCATGCAGCAAGAAGCTGAGATGGAAGCTATCAAAGGTACTCCTAATATGATGAAGGCTCCAGTGTTTGATCCTTCTAAGAATCCAGAATTAGCTCCAGAAGGAGCAGAACCACCACCACCAGAACAGTAAACAATGGCAGAAACATTAACATTTGAAAATACAACTGAATCAACTAGTGCAGAGAATCTTAATGCTGATGAGCAGGATTCTCTGAAGGTTGGTGAAGCAATGCAAGGTGAGCAAGAGAGCTTACTTGCTGGTAAATATAAAGATGCACAAGAATTAGAGAGTGCTTACATTGAACTTCAGAAAAAACTTGGAGAGAAAGGCTCTGAAGATGGGGAAGATACTGGGGACACCGATGCTTCTAAGCAAGAAGAAGACAAAGAAGATGAGGAAGAAACTAAAGAAGATACTCCAGAAGCTAACATATTAGATGATCTATGGGAACAATCAGGTAAAGATAAGTATGATGAAGCTACATTAAAAGCTTTAAGTAAGACTGATCCAGCTGATATAGCTAAGATGCATCTACAGTTCCGTGCTAAAGCTGAACAGTATGCTCCTAAAGAAATCTCTGATGCTGATGCTAAAGAAATTAAAGGCATAGCAGGAGGAGAAGATGGGTATAATGAGATGCTACAGTGGGCAGATAGTAATCTTAATGAACAAGAGATTAAGATGTTTGATGCTGTAATGGAGAGAGGAGATCCTTTAGCTGCTTTCTTTGCTGTACGTTCCCTAGCTTATAGATGGGAAGATGCAAAAGGATATGATGGTAAGATGTTAACAGGCACAGCACCTAAAGCTGACGGATCTCAGTTCCGTAGCCAAGCAGAAGTCGTACAGGCTATGAGTGATCCTAGATACGAAAGAGACTCTGCATATAGACAAGACGTAATGAAGAAACTCGAAAGATCCAATGTAAACTTTTAATTATGGCTTTACAATCATGGGACAAGGATAATAACAAAGAATGGAAAGTAGCTAGTGATTGGATAAAAAATAATACAATTTTACTTCCTTTTATACCTAAAGATTACGAAGATGATGAGAGATATGGTGATGGTCCAGAAGAAGAAGGAAGAGGTATGCACGCTATCAGTCCTAAAGATAAAAGGAAAGCTTTTGATAAATTTGTCATCGACTGGCGTAAACAAAATGGATTAGAAGGTACAAAAGTTATGCCTCCAACAGAAGCTATACCATTTTGGATACGAGCTAAAGGTGAGAGGGATGACATGACAATAGCTGGTGGTCAGTATAGAATGGATAAAGAAGGTAACGCAGAAGTATGGAAATTTGGACCAAAAAATTATCACTATAATCCAATGCCGAAATCTTATTACGATCTAATTGAATCAGTGAAAGGAATGAATTTCAAGAAAGCGGAATTACCTAGTTCTCAAACAATAAGAGATATGATTGCACCACTTACAAAAGGCAAAGGATATGATAAAGAAAGTGGAAGCCGTGATCCAAGTATACCAACTAATGTATGGATTAATAGATTAAAGCAACCTTTGGGGTAGACATATCGTGGCGACCTGAACCTTCATCATCGCCTCGGTCAACTTATTATTTAAACGATGAACGATACAGAAGTT